TTTGATATTGAGGATGAAGAAGATGAAGAAGATATGTTTTAAACATATATTTAAAATATTTAACTAAATGAGAGCATTATAAAAAAAATGTTCTCATTTTTTATTAAAAAAAAATACTTTTTATTCACTTTTGTGAAAAAGTTAGTATATTTGTAGCACAATAAATTTATTACATAACAATAGCAAAAAAACTTAAAAAATTATGAGCAATTATTTAAATTATTTAGAAGAGTACGAAAAATCACAAAAAACAAGCACAAACAGTGGTAAAAGTTACGACCTTAAAAATTACTTCAGCACCTATTTAAAAGATGGTGTTAAAACAGCAACAAAAAGAATAAGAATCCTACCAAACCCAGAGGGTGGAATGTTTTGGACAGTACTATATGGTCACAAAATACAAGTTGATGGTTCTTGGAAAACATTTCCATGTCTAAAACATGAAAAAGATGAACCATGCCCATTTTGTGAGGCAAGAACAGCATTATTATCAACTGGAAAAGAAAGCGACAAAGAGTTGGCTAAAAAATTCTCATCAAGAAAGATGTATGTCGTTAAAGTTATTGAAAGAGGAAATGAAGAGGAAGGTGTAAAATTCTGGAGATTCAATCACTCATATAAGGGAGATGGTACACTTGATAAATTAATGAAATGTATTGGTGCCGTTAAGCATGATATTGTTGACTCAGAAACTGGTAGAGATGTTAACATTGAAATTGGTAGAAACCAGTTTGGTATTCCAGTTGTTACGTCTATCACATATCCATTAGAATCTACAAAGCTAAGTGAAGATGCTGAATTAACAAAGGAATGGCTTTCTGATGTTAGGACTTGGGAAGATGTCTACAGTGTTAGAGATTATAACTACCTATCTATCGTTGTTAAGGGTGATATACCAGTTTGGAGCAAAGAAAAAGAAACCTTTGTTGGTAAATCAACACTTGAAGATAAGGCACCAGAACCAATTGAAGATTTTGATTCAGAATTAACTCTTGGTGGTGATACACCAAAAGAAACGGTGACAACTAATGAAGCCACTACCAATGATGACGATGACGATGACGATTTACCGTTTTAATATTGTTTTTCATTCTAATTATATTGGGAGGTAAAAATACCTCCCAATATTTTAATATTTAAAATTTCACAAAAATCATATACTTAAGATGGCTAAGAAAGCACCAAAAAAAACATCAAAAAAGACACTTAAAAAGAAGAATTTTGATTTATCAAAGTTTAAAAAAAGTAATGGGTTAAACATACCAGTTAAAGAAAAGGACCTAACATGGGTTCCATTATCTGATGCGTTTCATGAAGCCCTTAAAATTCCAGGAATTGCCAGAGGTTATTTTACTTCCTTTAGAGGTTTTTCTAATACTGGTAAATCAACTGCAATGTATGAAGCAGTTGCTGGTTGTCAAAAGATTGGTGACCTAGCGGTTATCATGGAGACAGAAAATAATTGGTCTTGGGAGCATGCCAGAGATGTTGGTGTTGAGTTTACTGAGGTTGTGGATGAAGAAACTGGAGAAGTTGTTGATTATGAGGGTGACTTTATATTTATGAATGGCGATGACTTAATGAATAGATATAAATGTGTAGATTATTCAAATGGTAAAGAAGGTACAAAACAACTTAGAGGTGAACCAGTTATTGAAGATATCTCAAGATTCATTACACAATTATTAGATGCACAAGACTCTGGAGAATTAGATAGGGATTTATGTTTTCTTTGGGATTCTGTTGGTTCTCTTAACGGATTTAAATCTGTGATGTCTAAGTCTAACAATAATCAATGGAATGCTGGTTCAATGGAAACTGCATTTAAATCATTAATTAATCATAGAATACCTTCATCAAGAAGAGTAACTAAACCATATATAAATACCTTTGCGGTTGTTCAAAAAATATGGCTTGACAATGAAAATAAGGTTGTTAAACATAAGGGTGGTGAAGCATTTTTCTATGCACCAAGGGTGATTGTACATTTTGGTGGTATACTTTCACATTCAACTTCAAAACTTAAAGCAATATCTGGTGGGGAGACATATCAATTTGGTATTGAAACAAGGGTTAGATGTGAGAAAAATCAAGTTAATGGTATTGAAGAACAGGGTAAGTTAGCTTCCACATCACATGGGTATTGGAATCCTAAAAAGATAGATGAATACAAGAAAAAACATAGGGCATATATACTTAAAAAATTAAACACAACTCTTGATGATTTTACAATAGAAAAAGAAGCACAAGAATTTAGCTTAGATGACTTAGGTAACTAGATTGATTTTATAACCCCACAAAATACTGCACAATGCGAAAAAGACCTCCAAAAAGTGGTAAGGTAAAGAAATACAAAAACACTCTATTGGTTGATGGTAATGCCCTATTTAAAAGAGGTTTTATCGGGGCCAGAAATGAATACAATCGGAATGGTAAACCAATTGGTGGTATATATCAATTTTTAACTATACTAAGGAAACTTCTAACAGAGGATTTATATCATAAGGTTTTTAATTTTTGGGATGGAGAATTCTCTGGTAAATTAAGGTGGGATATATATAAAGACTACAAGAGTGGCAGAGGTAAGGATTACGTAAATGGTACCAAACCAGAAGACTTAGAAGAAGTATTACAACGAGGCATAGTATTTAATTATCTTGAAGAATTATATATTAGGCAATTACTTGATTCTTGTGTGGAAAGTGATGATTTTATTGCATACTACTGCAAGTTAAAGAAAGATGACGAAAAGATTACCATAGCCACCAGTGACAGAGACCTATGCCAATTAATAGATGATAACGTTAGAGTCTATCTCCTAGACTTAAAAACATATGTGGATAAATATACTTTCATGTATTATTTTAAATACCACTACACCAATGTTGCTCTCATAAAAATACTTTGTGGTGACAATAGCGATAGCATAAAAGGTATAAAGAGACTTGGTGAAGGTACACTATTAAAACATTTCCCAGAATTAAAGAAAAGAAAGGTAACATTAGATGAAATACTAGAAAAATCAAAGATTTTGCAACAAGAAAGGGTTAATAATAAAAAGAAACCTTTACAAATATTTGATAATATAGTAAACTCTATTACAGATGGTATACAAGGTAAAGATATATACCCAATAAATACCAAATTAATAGATTTAACAAATCCATTGTTAACTGAAGGTTCAATTAAAGAAATGCATGATTTAATGGACTCTAAGTTAAGTGATGACAGAAGTATTAAGTCTGTCTATAAGATGCTTAAAAAGGATGGTATTGATATACTATTGGGTGAGCATAGATATAACAATTACTTGTTACCTTTTAAAAAATTAATAGAAAGAGAGAAAAAGATAATATTGTGAACTAAATTACTAAATCATGAGAAATACGAAGCAAAAAAAGAAAAATTTTTGGGATAATTTTAGGTTTGAGTTTATTCTTTACATCAACGAACATAAGACAAGGGAAAACAAATTAAGACCAATCATATGCCAAAGACTTTTTGATGTTAGAAGATATAACAAGAATGTTTTAAATTCTATTGAGTTAAAAGAATTGATGGATGACTTAACAAATGTTAGTGGAATGGGTCTTATACCAAAATTTCTTAAAGAAAAGTCAGAAAAATACTTATGGAGAAATTATAATCCATATAGATGCTACGATAGAGAACCAAAAGATAATTTTGAGAATGAGGACATATTTACCTTTGAAATAAGGGTGGATAAACGAATTGTGGCCAAGAGCATGTTTTCTGGTAATTGGTTTCCAACAGAAGTTAGATATTCTGTAAATATAAAGGAAATAATTCCAGAAATCATTGACCAAATACAAGAATGTTTCAGCTTAAATGAGTATGAAACAACATATGAAAATTATGACTTAAAAATTGGTTAAAATACTTAAAATTTTGTACTAATAAATTAACTTCGGTATATTTATTTGTGCACCAATCAACAAGGTGGTTCAACACTTTAAAACTAAAATAACAAATGGGTAAAATAAACAAAAATGACTTAGGGTATCTTGGTATTGATTTTCAATATAGACTTATTCAGCAATTGCTATTGGATAGGAAATTTGGTGAGTCTATAGTTGATATTATAAAGCCAAATTATTTTGATGATATTTTTTTAAGAACCGTTTGTGGTAAAATAATTGATAATTATGAAGAATATGAAGTAATACCAAGCTTCAGTGATTTACAGTCCATATTATTTGAATCTATAGTTGATAAAGCAGATAAGTTAATATGTCTTGAACAATTCCAAAAAATACAGAATTCTGACCAAAATAATTATTTAAGGGTTCAAGATACTGCCATGAAATTCTGTAAACAACAGGAGGCAAAAAAAGCGGTTAGGGCTGTTCAAAAAATAATTGATAATGGTGATTTAGATAGTTATTATCAAATTGAAGAAATATTTAAAAAAGCACTTGAGGTTGGTAATGAAAAGGATGATGGTATAGATGTATTTCATGACATTAATAATGTGATGGCTGATGACTTCAGAGAACCAATACCTACTGGTATTAACGGGTTGGACGGGTATATGGATGGTGGTCTTGCAAAAGGAGAGTTAGCTGTTATTCTTGCACCATTTGGAGTTGGTAAAACAACACTTATGACCATATTAGCCAATAATGCCAAAAATTTTGGTAGAAATGTCCTTCAAATATTTTTTGAAGACAATCCGAAGGTTATTCAGAGGAAGCACTTAACTTGTTGGATGAATGGTAAATATACACTTAATGAGTTAAATGACAATAGAGAAGAGGTTTTAAGTGTTGCTAATTATGAACAACAAAAGCCAGGCATTATTAAGTTAAAGAAAATGCCTAGTCATGGTACAACAATACCACATATAAAACAATATATAAAAAAGTTGATAGCAAAAGGTTTCAGACCAGATATAATCTTACTTGATTATATTGATTGCGTTGAATCCACCAAACAATTTAAAGATGAATGGGGTGGCGAAGGAAATGTTATGAGACAATTTGAAACT